TCCGCCCCTACGACCCCTCCTGAAAATCTTTTTATTAGCAAGAATATAAATCTCATTCTATTTTTGCTAATATATTTATAACTTCTGTTATTAAATCCTGTTAGCATAACTAATTTTGGGGTTTCTGTGAACGGTGGACATAACTGAATAAAAATAAATAAAAAATACTATAATATATATATCAATATATGAAAGGACTAATATTTTTATTTTTAATTTTATTAGCAGCAATAATAGGCGGAACTTACGGTTTAGCAGAATTAAAAGAAGGATTTGCACCATCTAACGCGGTTATCTCGGATGCGAGCGCGGACGCAGGCAAATTTCCGTTAAATGTAGATAACGGTGGTCTTTTATTTGACGAATATCCAAGCACCGGTAGAAAAACTGTTAGCAATAATGGGTATCCCGATATTTGGTGGTATCGTCCCATTTTTGAAGTGGGTTCTTATGCTCAAATAACAAACAATTTAAAATATCGAAGAAATCCCGATGACGGAGAATGCAGAAGTGCCGAGTTTTGCGGCGCCTTATATAAAGACAATCAAGTTGCTAGTAACATAATAACGCCGTTGCCACCCGTTCCAGATACACCTGGAACCCGAGTAAACTATTATAGAACAGAAGAAAATCTATTTTTAGGTGCTCAACCTGGTCCTACGCTCGAATTGCCTGCGTTCTAAATTTATTGCATCTGCTTTTTTGTTTCATCAAAAGACTCTGTTCGAATTTTTATTACGGTTGTGCTTGTGCTTGTGCTTGTGCTTGTGCTAACATTGGGCAAAGGAATCAAACAATCCGTTTTTTTAACAACTTCATAATTTACACCCACGTCAAAATACATTTCTATCTTATTTACTTGCAATACTTGCGCATCTTGTTCCGTCGTCTTCTTAACACGCTTATTCGGAGCTCTGCTAGAAAACTCCCCAGTAATCCTCTCGCGTTCAATCGTTTTCCAAATATTTTCTAGTTGACAAATGTTTTTTTGAAACCACGTCTTATTTCGTAAAACCAAAACACAGCTTACCTCATCTAGTCTCCAATAAATATTTTTTATCCAGCACATTGTCTCACTAAGCGCAGTCATATTTTCTTCAAACCATTGTTCATATTCTTCTTTGTCCATTGCAAGCGGTTTATACACGTAATGAGGTCGTCCTTCTTTTGTCGAAAAATACATTATTATTCCTTTCAAATCTCCCTTCTTCGTTGTAGTAAAATTTTCACCATCGTCTAAAAAGTCGGTTTCGCATTCATATTCGTTGAAACGCGTTTCTAAAAAATCGCATTCATCTAAATCACAAGTCTCCATTTGTAGTTGCATCTGTATCCAATATTCTTTTTTGGGTATCCCATCAATATCTCGATTGACGATATTTTTTATTTCCAACATTCGTCCAAACCTCAAAGGACGAGAAGGGTCATTGTTTATTCCATCGGGAGATGCTCCCAAGAACTTGTATTTATCGTGTTGTATGCAACCAAAATCTCCGACTCGAGTATTATATTCGGCTTCATAATACATTACAGAAATTGGTTCGTATTTTTGTCCCCAATGAAATGTCGTTTCAACGTTTACAAATGAAAATTTGTCTCCTTGTGATGACAAAGACTGACATTTTTCATATATTAATTGGTTTTGCGTATTTTGATTTTCAAATGCCTTGTATGCATTACTTGCTGTAATTAGATTGTGGCGAAATTCGTACCATTCCTCGGTTCTTTGTTGAGGTTGTGGTTTGTTTCCAAGATAATCTATTTTTTCTTGTAAGAATGCGATTTTTTCTGCGTTTTTCAGTTCTTTGACAAATGTGGTTGGAAAGGAACGCGGAGGTATAATTTGGTTGTAAAATAAATCCGACGCTATTTCTATTAACTCGTCCAAACAGTCATGAACTAAATCCATAGATAAGTTTACGCAAGAAGTATTATACATTTCTGGAACAATCATTGGCGAATATAATTCTTGTACGCTTTCAATCATTGCTTCGTGAAAATCTGGCTCGGAGACTTCACAAGGATTTTCATCAATGTAATCCGTCATAAGTTGTATTAGACTTTCAATAATTTCACATTGTTCTTCTTCATTGAAACAAAAGGACTCTTCTTTTTCTTCTTTTTCTTCTGGTTCAATTAAATCAAGAATATCTTCTAATTCATTTAATTCTGATAATAACATAGTTTCTTTATGTTATTATATAAATAACCTTTTATATCTAAATCAATTGTTTTTTATTCTTTATCAGAATCAGAATCGCTAACTTTTACATTTTTCACTGTTCCTCTTGTTGCTGTTTTCTTTGGTGGAAGACTTTTTAATGTGCTAACACGTTTATCCATATTTTTCAAAGTAAAATGTTTGGTAGATTTATTATAAGAAAGCGCGGGAACGTCCTTTATCTCTCCAGTGGTTTTATCGTAATCCACGTCTTTTACTCGTTGCAACTTTTTTCTATCCAAACATTCTTTTAAAAATGACGTAAGCAATTTTTCTTCTTCCTCGTTAAAATTGTTGTCTTTTGTGTATTTTTCGGCAAATAATAGTAATTTCTTGGTTTTTATGGTTTTGTCCAATTTACTCCACGGTTCATTCTTATTATTTTGTTTGTCGTCTTCTAAGAATTTTTCCAAGTTTGTTAAATCCTCATTGGATGATTTAATATCATTTATAACATTACCACTCAACAACATTGTTTTATATTTAATATTTTTGAGTTCAATACATTCATCATTTTTATTAGTTTGTTGCATATATATTATTATGTAACTTAGAGTTTAACTCACTTTTACTTTAAATGTTATTTAGAGAATAGTGTAGTAATAATATATCCAGCTATTAGAATAAATGGAAGAAGATAAAAAATGCGACGAGAAAAAGGAAGAAGAAGAAAAAAAAATAGTAATAAATGGAACAAATAATAGATATCAGATTAAAAAACTAACAAAAACTGACAATTTTACAAAAAAACGCAAGGTTTACGAAAAATTGGAAAATGTTTTGTATGATTATTTTAGTAATGAAAAACAAGAAATGTTAATAAAAACGCTATTCGATGAATTGCAAAGCGAGAAAGAGAAAGAGAAAGAGAAAGAAAAAGAAAGCGAGAGAAAAAGCGAAATCAATACAAATGTATTAAAAAGAGAGTTGAATAAAAAAATTTCGAGTTACAAACAACAGGATATTATGAGAAAAATTTTTGACAGTGAGAAGTTTATCGATTTAGAAATAATAGTATCAAAACTGCACGAATGTAAACTCTCGTGTTACTATTGCAAAGGAAATATGTTCGTCTTTTACGAATTAACGAGAGAAATGAAACAATGGTCTGTGGATAGAATTAATAATGATTTGGGACACAACCGAGACAATATAATGATGGCGTGTTTAGACTGTAATCTAAAACGACGATGTAAAAACAAAGACGCGTTTTTATTTACAAAACAGTTGAGTATTGTAAAAAGCGAAACTACGAATGGTCTCTGAGTACCTTGAAAAAGTTTTTGAACCCAGATACACTTTTAGTTTTCTCTCCAGATTTGCTTGACTTCTTTCCAAAAAATCCAGTGTAAGCATTCCACAAGAAGAATGTTCCGATTATAAAAAAGTAAATAGATGCGGCGTATTCGAGAGAAGAATCCGATATATTTTTAGTAGCGTAAGCCCCAATATAAGCAGCGAAGAAGTAACTTATCATTAAAATGAGAGCAACCTTAAGGTTTAATTGTCCTCTTTTATAATATTCTAGAATTGCAAGGATAGAAAGTGGGGGGAGAATAGTTAAAAGAACAGTGCCCGCAGCGGTTTTAAAATCTGGAACAATGCCGAGAATTAGGAGCCCAGGCAACATTATTTCCGCACCAGATTGACCTAACGCTCCTCCTAATATTCCAGCAACAAGTCCTAAAATAATTGTTAGAATGTTTGCACTATAAACCATAGTCATAGCTTGTTATACTATATTGCGATAAATAATATAATAAACTATAATCAATATATTATATTATGGAATCCTACATTTCTACACAGCTTAAAGAATGGAAATGGAGTAATGGAGAGAAACCAGAAAGAACACCAAGGCACAAAACCTTGAAAATCCAGAATAATGAAAATAACGACAACAATGACAACAATGACAACAACGAATCGTTTACAGAAGCGCGTGTGGTAAATCAGTGTTTATATTCTGGAGACGAAATGTTGGGATTGAGAGAAGCGTTGGATCATGGTCAACAACAATTGATGAATGAGTTTCAACGACAACCTAATAAGAGAGAAGATACTTATAATAGAATGGCTGAACGAGAGATGGTTGGACAACGAGGGATGAATCCATTTTTTTCAGGCATTGGCAATAGTAACAATGCCACAAGTTATATAGAAGACCTAATGATACAAGACAATTATTTGAAACCAGTGAGCACAAGTTTAGAAAAAGAGTTTTAGACTTCGTATCTCATATTCGGTATTACTTCATTTAATCCCGAGTTCATAAGATTTTCAACAGCATTGTTTGCGAATCCACATATTCTATTTTTGTGCAGAGCATTTGCAATAGCTAAAGGTCCAGAGAGCGAACCTGCAAATAACTTGCACGAATTGATAATAGTCGTTAGTTCTAAGAAACTAGTGAATTCATAATATTCAATACTAACGTTTGTGGTTTTCTCAAAAATGGCGTGCTGTTCCTTAGTTGAAGATATAAAAATTAAATCATCTGGGTACATTTGTTTTAATAATTTGAAATCAAGATTACATAACCCTCTATAATCCGTTGTATTGATTACAACTTTATTTTCCCATCTCTTGTCAAAAGCCACTTCTAGCCATTTTCTTTTCCCCCATTCTATGTTATATGTTTGTTTGTAAGTATGGTACCAATTCTGATTGAATAAGTATATGTTATGTCTCCACAAAACAAGATTTATCTCGATTGGTTCATTATTATAAATTTTATAATCTTGCATATATCTTTGCTTTATTAATACTGGATATGTGTCATTATATGTATTTTCAAGCCCATTGCGAAATTTATCACCGTGTTCCGACAAATACAAAATCCCTCTTCTTCCACCAGTTTCGTAAAACTTTTCATTTATAACAGACAAACATTGAATAAAATCTCCAAACATACCGCCTACAATATATGAAATGGGTTTCATAGTGAAAATTTCTCTCGGTTCACTTTTTGGAATGGAAAATACTGATAAGTTTACAAGTGCAACTATATTTGAGATTTGGTCTTCAACTTCGTATATGATTGTAGGTATCTTCAAAAAATCGCGTATCGTATATATAATTGGACTCTCAAATGTTATAAAGTCATATTCGAGAGATAAATAATTTATTTCAGGAAGTTTATTGAAAAAGGTATCTTCATTATCAACAACAATTTTACAACAACTAGATAAATAACTTTTTTGTTCTTTTATATTTGAATCAGACATCAAATTGAACCAATTTTTTATTCTGAATCGTTTTTGATTGAATTCGAAGATTTGATTCGAAATATAAGAAAATGTTGGGTCATCAATGGTAAAATCACCACTTTTGATTGCGTCTGTCAAATCCCATATTTTTTGATTGACATACATCAACAAAGTATAATAAAATTCGTTTTTTATTTTATATTCTTGACACTCAAACAAAACGTCAATTTCTTTCTGGATTTCCAAGTTTTTTATCTCGTCTACTATTCTTGAAAGTTTTATTTCTAAAATGCTCAATTTGTCAATTGCTTCGCCTACAGAAACTTCAACTTTCATTGTATAAATATAAATAACTTATCACTATTTATTTATATTTTTATATCGAATTTAATATATTTCTCATTTTCTCGATAAAATTGTGATGACTATATTTTTCCAAATATTTTGAACAATACTCCGTCGACGATTTTAAACAATAATCTATCGTGTTTTTGTATAAACATATCTCGTCTGAATAAATGTTTCTGAACATATAGCTATCTGATATTGCCAATGGTTTTTTTACAGAAAGTGCGTAATCAATTGTGCTAGAAATACTTCTATCCTCCATGCGGTCGTAAAGAAAAATATTCATTGTGTTTGATTTTAAAAATCGCAGTATGTCACTTGTAGAAAAGAATTCGTGGATTATCATTAATATTATTCCTGGTTTTGAACTGGATTTTATGCATAAATCTCGCATTCTATGAATCGTGTTTGTGTCTGGGTCGAAATGCGCGTGTGGTATAACAAATTTAATAATTGCGTTCTCATAATACGCATTTACAAATTTAACTATTTTATCAAAACCTTTACTATTGAATCCAAAACCAAAAGACCCAAATATTGGTATATTCGTATCAGTATATTTATCAATAAATTTATTTATTGTATCATTGTTGCACGGCATTGATGTAATTTCTTCCACGTTTTCATATATGGGTCTCGGCAAAGAAAAATGATTAACAGATTCTGGAGCATCAGGGTCTATGTTGCAAATAACGTCAAATAAATGTTCAGGGGATTCGTGAGGTATTCCTATATTTTTGACATGTTTTTGAATGCTTGTTTCATTCAACCACGGCATAGTCACTGAGTGATAGTTATAAATAACTGCGTAAACGATATCACCATAATCAACTAAAGCTTGCTGATATTCTTGGTAGTTATCGACCTCTTTATAAATATATTCTATTTTATCGTCTTTTTTTAATATATAATGCACTCTTTTACCATATTGATAAACACCACAACTTTCAGATTTATGATTAAAAAAAAGAATGCGCATTATATATAATTCAATCTTTTTTTTTCAATAATATATCGCATACATTTTCATAATCACATACAACATTTTGTGGTTTATATTTTTCATATATAGGTAGTAATGGAGTTATTCCGTTCTCTATTATTTGTTTCAAACTATTTTTTTCTATTTCAATTGATGGAGTTAAATCGTGTAAATTTATAAACATTCTTGAATTGTTTATTGCAATAGGTCTTCTTGCAGAAATAGCATAATCTGGACTACTAGCAATTCCCGAATTTTCTAAATAATCATAAAAATAACAATTAACAGTATTATTATTTAACCATTTAACAATTTCTTCATCTGATAAAAAATCGTAAGATGCTTCTATTTTGATCCCAGGTTTTGTTATAATTTGTTGAACCTCTGCAACTCTTTGTCTAGCACTATCTCCATTAGGATCTCCATAAAAAGAAGAAGGAATATGTAACCGAAAAATTGCTTCATCGAATTCTTCTTGTATTTTATACGCGATTCTGTTAATTCCTTTATGAGGAAAACCAAACCCTTGAAAACCTATTATTGGAATTTTATCTCGTCTTAATTCGTCGTCATTCGGGATTTGCAATGATGGTGGAGGACTTCTTGTTACAATAAATATTCCAGTGCCGTCTTTAAACGGTTTAACAATTTTTTCATTATCTGTAATAATATGCTTGAATCCACAAAAATTGTCAGGATGAAAACTATTCACCATATCTTGTGTAACGTCGTAATGTATCATAATGTGAATAATATCATTGTATTTTTGTCGGAGCGTTTGGTCGTTTAAATAAGGCGTTGTTATAAAATGATAATTGTATATAAGTATAGATGGCTTATGTTTAACAATAAAATCTTCTATTTCACCATTTCCATCGGCATAAATAGTTATAAATTTATATTTTTTCGATTCATAATTTGTCAGTATATCAGATGTTAATTTTCCTCGAATGCCTATGCCACAGTAAGAAGAATAATTATCAGCAGTTGAACCCGTTTTTTGCGTTATAAATCCTATGACTGGTTTTTGTTTTTCCAATTGTTCTATTATAAAATCATACGTGACTTTACTGGCATCTTCTAAACTCGTTTCTGGTTGCCAGTTACATTCCTTTTTTATATTTTCAATGCTGCAATATCTGAATTTAACTCCAGTTGGGCCATCAATATATTTAATATTGAACGATTTCCCTGATATTTTCTGTAAAATATTTATATACTCATTAATTGTAACGCAATTATCTGAACCAATATTCAATACTTTTTTGCAATCTGAATTCATTAATGCTCTAATTCCCTTTATACAATCTTTTACATACAAAAAAGTTCTTATTTGTTGTCCATCACCTATTACTTCTATTGTTCCGTTTTCTTCCACTAACGCAACTTTGAGAGCTAGTGCAGAATGCGCTTTTGATCTGTCTCCAAAACAAACAGAATAATCACCCACTATACTATGAAATCTGGCTATTCTAACGTTTAATCCATATTGTCTTTCAAAGCCTTTGTACATTCTTTCTGAAAACAATTTTTCCCATCCATATTCATTGTCAGGAAAAGATGGATATGCGTCGTCTTCATTACAAGATGCAACGTCATTATCGTTGTGTGGATACACGCACGCAGACGAAGCAAAAAATATTTTACCAACGTTGTATTTGCTTGCACATTTTGCCACATTGGAGTTGATTACAACCGAATTACTCATAACAGAACCGTCAAAATTTCCACAGTTTATATAGGTAGCGCCCCCCATATCCGCGGCAAGTTGATACACTTCGTCGAATCTCTCGGTGATATTAAACAAAGCTTCAACAAATTCTTTGCATCGCAGGTCACCTTGTTTAAATTCATTTGGGGTGAAAATATCATAGCTTATATTTCTAATATCTGAACCAACAACATAACAACCGTCGTCTATAAGCGTTTTAACTAAATGGCCTCCAATAAATCCACTAGATCCCAATACTAAAACGCGTTTCATTTTTTTATATATAGTCGAAATATAATAAAATGAAATAAAATAACGAGAATATTTTACTTGCTTATAGAGAAGCGGTTAATATTTTTTCAAATTTAATTAAAAAGTTTTTGCTAGACCATTCTTCCTTCATTTGTAAAACACCAGACAGATTTTCTTTGATTGCTTCTTTTATGCTAATATTTGGATAAAAAGGCATATATTTATGAATATGTCTAAAAGTACAATCGCTTGATACAAGTAATGGTCTTCCCGAAGAAATTGCTTGATCTGTAACAGCTGATAATCCAGAAGAAAATATATGTTGTCTATTATAAAAAAAACAAATTATAGTTTTAGTTGAGCACAAATTTATTAATTCTTCTTTTGACAAAACGTCTGATGTAATTTTTATGAATATTTCAGGTTTTTTTAATATATTTCTGCACATTTTGTAAATATTTTTTACTTCGTTTTCGTGTATGTAAATTGGTACGTAGTCGCCTTTAGGAATATTAAAATGTATAAATGCCTTATCATATTCGTTCTGTACTTGTTCGACAATTTTATGCCATTCTTTTCCTTCAGTTGCAAATCCAAAACTGAAGATTTTCGGAATATCATAATTTATATTCTCAGCATTAACTGTAGATAAATCAAAATCTTCAATAGGTCTACCAAAACCATGTATTTTTTCGGTTTCAACAATTGTTGGGTCTAGAACAATATAATGAGAAAAATAATTCGGAGTGCGGTCTATTGGATTAGAAGAAAAAGAAACTTCTGTTACAATACAGAAGACTGGTTTATTGAATTGTTTAACCATATTTTCATCTATCCAGTTATTCACTATAAAATGTTGATTGTATATTACGAAATCATATGAATAATCGAAAATTTGTTCTTCTGAATAATCTAAACTATAACTTTCACTATTTTTTAATGCGTTGTAACACATTTTACCAGACTCCCAAATGCTACACAAACTACTTTTTGAGTTGTAAAATATGCCACTCATATAATTTATATACTATAATAAATACAATCAATATAATTATAGTATTTTACTGCAGTAAGAAAGGGAGATTTTTTCTAAATCAATTCTTGTAAAATTTGTTCTATAGACACTTGTTGTTCCCACCCAAGAATCTTCAACTTTTTCGATTCACCTCTAATATTTGTTGGAATTGAATCAAACCCCAACTGTTTATTTTCAATTAATAAGACGGGTAATCCTGTTTCTTTTTCTTTTAACCCATAGTCTGTTATTTCCGTTTTTATCGACGAAATACCATACAATTTCAAAACTAAATCGTGCACTTTATCACTTCTATTACCACAAATCAAATAAGTATCACCTTTTTCTTGAGAAACAATTGTATGAATAGCATTTGCTACATCAGAAGCGTGTAAAATATTCCTATAAGAATCCAAGTTTCCAACGGTTATCGGGGTTTTATTGCCATTTTCCCACTCTTTAATGTGTTGTGCGACTTTATTCAATAAAAATTCAGGACGTTTTAGTGCGGATTCTGTCGCAAAAATAACGCCATTTGAAAATGGAAGACCATACGTTTTTCTGTAAAATTCGACAATATTATGCCCCATTGTTTTTGCAATGGAATACGGGTGTAAGTGAAACATATTGCGGTCATCTTCTTCGACGTCGTAATCAACGTGACCTTTGTAAATTTCACTACTTGATGCGTTGAACAGTTTCGTTGACCAACCTTTTTTATGAATAATGTCACAAAGTGTCGCTACAAGAAACCCATTTGAATTAAGTGTAATCAAAGGATTGTTGAACGCGTATTGAGAACTAGAAATTGATGCCAAATGAACAATTACGTCTGGTTTGACTATGGACAAATTGAATTCTAAACGCGATGAGTCACACATATCAAAATGAAATTTTGTAATATTTTTCTCTAATTTGGATTGTTTTGTTTCAAGTCTGGGTCGCGCGATTCCATATAGGTTGTAATCTGTAAATCTTTCTTTTACGTAGTGAGCAATCATTCCGTCGCATCCCGTTATCAAAAGCTTAGGCTTTGAACCAACAATTTCAAAATTGGGAAATGGAAAAATGAATTGGCCGCCTGCGTCTAAAAACTGGCGTTCTCTTTCTAAAATTTCATTTCTAAAATGCCACGGCAAGACGAGTAAATAATCTGGCGGATCTTCTCTCATTGTTTCTTCGCTTATAATTTCAATCCCAGTACACGTCATTTTTCCAACCTTTTTGGGATTTCTTTCAACCGCATACTTCATTTGGGCTTCACCTAGCTCAGCGTATTGAAGCAGGCAATTTCCTTTTGTTGACGCGCCATAAACATACACTTTTTTACCGTTTGAGTTGACGTCTTCTATGAAGTTGGTTAGATAATTTACTTGTTTGTTGCAATTCTTCATAAAATCGACATATACTTGTCCGTCCAATTTCATAATACCGTAATCGTTTTCTTCTTTCAAAATTTTATTAATAACGTCTACATTTTCTTTGTGCAATTTTGATTGGCACTTTGCAAAATACACGCGAAAACTGCCTCCGTTGCAATCATTGAATTTAACGTCAATTATTTTGAACCCCGATCTATCGGCAATTTCTTTTACTTGATGCAATGCATAGTACTCTAAATGTTCATGACATATTGTATCAATGCTATTTGTTCGAAGCATTGTCAATAAATAACTTTGTTCACAAGTCCAAATGCCGTCGTCTTCTAAAATAGAATAAATGTCTTTGGCGAATTGAACTGGGTCAGGCAAATCGTAAAACATTGATATAGAACTCACAATTTTGCATTTTACATCTCTAAAATTATTTACAAAGTTGGATTGTGTAAAATACGTTGGCAATAATTCAACTTCGCCATAAAATTCCTTAAATTGGTTACCGGTTGGGTCAACGCCTATTCTTCGGTATTTATTTCCATAATACTGTAGCATTGTAGAGTCATTGCTACCTATGTCTACTATGGTGTCACCCTCTTTCAAATTTGCAATATCGCAGATTTCTTCTTTGTATAATTTTAAATGCGTTCGCATTGTGTTACTAATTCCGGAACGATATCCATATTCGTATTCATATAACTCTTCGCAATTTGTAGTTTCCCTGAGTTGGAGTAATCCGCAATTTTTGCACATACACAAAACAATGGACGTTTTAGGTGTGGAAAAATCACCATAGACTGGAAACCGTGAAGTAATAAACTGTTCGCCTAATGATATAACATCAACTAAATTTGCATTTTTACATATGCGACAAGTTTCTAAATACGAAAGCACTGACAGTTTATACAAGATATTTATGTTTTTTTTAAGTTTTTTTAACCAATATAGTATAAAAAATGAATAACATTTGTCTATGAATAATTTTAGCAGGGAACCCCGGTTCTATAGCTTCGCAAACGCACCCCTCCGGTAAGTAATGCTTTTATTATTTTATTTTATTCTCAATCCATTTCCTAACGTGTGAAAATAATAAAACAAATAATCTTTTAAAAATTTGTGTTATTATAATTAATTTATCCAATTTTTGGGGCATCGGTGGACATAGCTGATTTATCTTGAAGACTCTCAATGTAATAGACGTCGCAACTCTCTAAATGATTAAACGAGTCATACGCGAGTTTATTGTAATTTTTATACTTGTAAGAAATGATGTAATCTGAAAATTCTGTGCATCTTTTATTATCCTTTATTTCAAAAAGAATTTGCATATCTGCTGCTAAAATAGCTTTGAAACCGCATTTTACAAATACATATCTATTTGTTTCTTTCAGATGAATAATGTATAGTCTCTCACTTGTAACATAAAAATCTGCATCGGATTCACTATTTATCTTTATTAGAGAAAGGCGTGGTTGTTCCCCAGTTTCAATAATATTTATGCACTGAAGGGCTTGTTCTTCGTCAACGTTCATTGTAGCGTTTTTATCATCATTTCATTTTTTTTATCGAGATTCAATTTTTTTCAGAACAAACTAAAAATAAAAAGACAACGAATAAAAGTATTTAAAAAAATCTGTATAATAATTAATACGGACGAATAATGGCTGCTGCAACTTATACAACTCAAAATGATTTGTTGATGAACAATTTGCTAGAATTTTATAAAAAGGATGACAATCTTGGGAAAATGTTGAAAATTATTACTGGAGAGTCAAAGATTTCTCTCCGCATTGTGGATTGGTTTGCTACGAACTATGCGAAAAAAGACTTTACTTTATATAACATTGAAGACGAGAATGGAAGAACGAGGCGATTCAAGGTTTATGTGGATTATAAGTTGAAGTTGAAAGCTTATAGCAAGCAAAGATTTGACCCATTCTGTAGATGGGACAGAATAAGTATTCCTTATAAAGACGGAACATTTATTGAAACGACAATTGGTCAGCTGAATTTTTTCAAATGGTGTTTAGAGAATAAAGTAATTCAATATATTGAAGATAATTATGATTCGATTGAAAAGGATATGAATAATCGTAATAGCACTAGTAAACGTAAGGAAACAATTACAGACGGTGGTAATACTAAAACACGAAAGAAGAGAGAAGAATTGTCGGTTTCTGCTACTAAAAGTATCAAAAAAGAGAAAGTCGAAATTGTTGTGAATTTCAATTAAAAGAAAAATTGAATCGCGTAAATAATAATACAAATATTACAACTTATATTATTCAATGGAGAAGCGACAGCTAAACCAAGAGAAAGGAAGGGATGTTTATGATATTATAGACACAATGTTGAAAATTATACCAAAAAGTGAAACGAAATTGATTGATGACTTGACTATTTACAAGTCGTCAATGTGGAACAAAGCTCCTGAAGTAAGAATGGCGAAAGACTGTTGGTTGCCGTTAACAAGTATAATGAATCACAATGTAAAAGAAATAGACACTGAATGGAAGATCGGCTTGCTGAAGATATTTAACAACCCTTAATTAGCGGGGAATCGGGGTTCCCTTCTAGAATTGTTTTGTTTTACAAAAATTATAATTTAAACATTTTGAAATACTTTAAATATGGGTAATGCTCATTCATCAATGCAAAAAATAAATTTTGAAGATATGCAAACCGCGTGCAAAAACCCAGAAATATATTTGCTAATAAACACGTTAGAAGACACGGAACAAAATTGCCTTATTGTTGGAACAGTAAACGCGAGTCAAGAAGAAGCCATTATTAATAAGCATTTAAGAGGAAACAAGAATATACAAATAATAGTGTACGGACGAAATTGTAATGATGATAAAGCAGTAAAAAAATTCCAGCAATTACTTCAGCTTGGGTTCCAAAATGTGTTTATTTATTGTGGCGGTATTTTTGAATGGTTAATGTTGCAAGACATTTATGGTTTCGATGAGTTCCCAACAACAACAAAACAGTTGGATTTTTTGAAATATAAACCTCGACAACAATTGAATGTGGGTCTTCTGGAATATCGTTAACGTCAATTTTCTACGGCGATATTCGCCAATTCATCTGCTCTTGCATTGAATTCTCTGTAAATGTGTTCGTATGAAATCGAATTGAATTTTTTTTCTAGCATTTTCGCCTCACAATAAAGTGGATATAAATTTTCCGATTTTAATTTATATTCGCCCTTTAGGTGCTTTATTATGAGCATACTATCACCACACACTTTTAAGTCAGCAATTTTGTATTCTTTTGCTTTATGCAATCCTAGTAGCAAACCACGATACTCGGCATAATTATTTGTTTCGTTGTAACCTACGAATTTTGAACCCGACCATATTTCAACGTCATTTTCGTATATTACTGCGCCAGCTCCTGACTTACCTGGATTTCCTTTACTGCACCCATCAAATTTCAAAACATATCCGGAATCAATAATTTGCGTTTTTGTAGACGCAGCGCTTCTAAAAAATAATTCTGTGATTTTTTGCGATTTTTGCATATATTTTTATTGTTACAACGTTTTTATATCAATTCTTTGTATCAATTATTTATTGATATTATTATTATATGTAGTCACATATTTCCACAACGACTTTCTCTCCACTAACTATAATCTTGAATGGTTTACCGCAACCGTAAATTAGACCTTGAGAAAAAAGTTTATCGCATTCTTCTTTTGATAAATGCGGGGCAATTTGTTGAAATGAATCTTTCATAGTTCCGTGTCTAAATATACAGCAATTTAGTTTTTCAATAAGTATTGGCTCTTGACAGTGTGGACAGATAATGGCTTCCGAAAGTTCATTCATTATAAATTAACTCGTTAATTTTTTTTACCCATTCTCTCAATTCTTCTGGTTGATTATAAATATCGACATTTCCATTCAATGCGACAATGTTTTTCGTATCTCTTATAAGTAATGAAAGGTCGTTCAAAATCATATCCGTGTGATATCTATGACAGCTTTCCAAGTAATCCAATGGAATGCAATCTTCACCTGTCCTCGAACGTTTCATAATTCTATCGTGGCATATTTCTGGGTCTGTATTCACATATATGCATTTATGCACAGGGCATTCATCTGCAAATGCATAGAACCATTTGTTATAAATTTGATAACCAACGTCTTCAATCTTTTTCATATCGTACAACATCTTCGCAAATACGAACTTGTCTGTGTATAAACTGCGCTCTGTTATGATTATTGCTAGTGGATTCATTTTGATTGCTTCCTTTAAAAGAGCAAGCCGAGAGATATATGCCATCATTTGAAAAGGAAAAGAATATTTCTCTTGGTTCGCGTAAAATTTTTGCAGCATAGATGTGCCAGTTTCATCTCTGATAGATTCCCATTCGTCAACTGGTTCTCTCAAAAATATAATATTTGGATCGTTCTTGTAAACTTCTTTGAGATGGTTCAAAAGGGTCGATTTCCCCGATCCAATATTTCCTTCAATTGTCACAATCTTATTGTTCATATTCTTTATATTAGAGTGCAACATTTTTACAGCTCTTTTTAACTTTCAATTTTTCTTTATACTTTATTATAAAAAATTGATTAGATATAAAAGTATAAAGAAAAAACAACATACTATACACTCACAAGCTTTCAAAGAATGGATCTTAATCAACGAAAATTAACAAAGTCTGAATGGCAGGGAATTGAGGTTCCGGTTTCACAAGACGAAAAAGATGTCTTGGAATTAATTATTCGTGGATTTCACGATGTAAATGTAAAATATAATAAACATAGTTCTTTATTCGGGTTTTTGAAAATCGAATACAGCGAAATAATGGAAGATTATTTATACAACAAATACTTCTGTGACGCTGTAAAAAAAATGAAAGAAAAATATCCAATACCGCAACTAAATATAAGTGTTCAAGCAAATCCAGTTATTAAAAAGGCGGATTTGATTCGTCTTGAAAAAAATAATGCAGAGAAAATGAAACTTGATAAAGCATTTGAATATTTGTTGCTTGACACAGTGAAAAAAATTTTAGAAATAAGAAGCGCGGGGAGAAATACTTGGACAATAGAATACTTCACTTTGTTCAAGCTAACTCGTGTATCTATTTCTCATATCAATAGACACGTGTTGAAAATTGTTACCAACATTATTTCAAACTTGGAAGACGAAATCGATATGAGCGAAGTTATCAACAATGCCGTCGAATTTATTGAAAAAAACAGACTTTTATTGAAATATTCAGATAGTCTTTTATACGAGCATCAAAAAAGAATTTTCACGCAAATGAAGAATCCCGGTTCGAAGCTGGCGCTTTATATTGCGCCGACAGGAACAGGAAAAACGCTTTCACCGATTGGATTGTCTGAAAAATTCCGCATTATCTTTGTTTGCGCTGCAAGACACGTTGGTTTGGCTCTCGCAAGGTCTGCCATTTCAGTGAATAAAAAAATTGCGATTGCATTTGGATGTGCAAGTGCAGATGATATTCGGCTTCACTATTCGGCGGCAAAAGAATACACGAAACACAAAAAAAGCGGTGGAATTGGAAAGGTTGATAACAGCGTCGGTGATAAAGTTGAAATTATGATTTGCGATATAAAGTCTTATTTACCGGCAATGTTTTATATGAAGGCTTTTAATTCTGTCGAAGATATTATCGTGTATTGGGATGAACCCACCATTACTATGGATTACGATGAACACGAACTGCACGAAATCATTCAAAAAAACTGGCGTGAAAATTTGATTCCAAATATGATTTTGTCTTCCGCTACATTACCGAAGCTGCACGAGCTTTCCGAAACGACTGGCGATTTTCAATCCAAATTTGAAGACGCACAAATATATAACGTTGTCAGTCACGACTGCAAGAAATCAATTCCAATTATAAACAAAAATGGGTATGTTGTTTTGCCTCACGATATGAGTAACAACTATGATGAAGTGTTGGCTATCGTCGAACACTGCGAAAACAACTTGACTCTTCTTCGTTATTTCGATTTGAAAGGCGTCGTTGAATTCATACACTTTGTTGAATCTGGGGACTATGTTCCAGCAAATACAAAGGTTGCGAGGCATTTTGCCAGCATTGATGACGTGAATATGCAAAATATAAAATTGCATTATTTGCGACTGTTGAAAAGAATTAATTCGGATATGTGGCCTACAATATATAATAGTATGAAATTGAGCAAAGAGAAGAGAATTTTGCCGAATAACAGTGTAGATGCGAAAGGCAACAAGTTCAAGAAATCTTTGAGTGTTGGCCCTGGGGTTCCTACTTCGTTTGAAAAAGAAAAAGAAAAAAGCAGCAAAAGAACAGTGCTTGATGGTGAACCTTTGTCGCGTTTGAGGAGCGAAGTTGTTACTACAAATACTGTTGCTCCGGTCGAAGAACAATGTGCAATATATGTTACTACAAAGGACGCATTTACATTAACGGATGGCCCCACAATATTCTTGGCAAATGATGTTGCAAAAGTGGCGAAATTTTGCATTCAACAGGCTAACATACCCGCAAAAGTAATGGAAGATATTATGGGAAAAATCGAATATAACAACAAAGTAAACGGTCAAATAATTTTGCTCGAGAAACAGCTGGAAGACCTAGTGGAGAAATTAACAATGAAGAACGATTCTGCTGAGAACAAAGGATCAAAAGGAAAAAAAGACGACGCGAAAGTGAAAACTGCAAAAGGCAGCGACGCAGTTGTTATGAATAAATTGGAGCAAGGCTTGGAGGAGCTTCGCGGAATGATAAAATCGGCGCAATTGAATGAACTATTTGTACCGAATAAAAGTGCACACAGTGAGAAATGGGCAGATGCGGCAAATCTTAAAAATGCATTTACAAGCAACATAGACGAAGAATTTATTATTGAAATAATGTCTTTGAACGACATTGACGATAGTTGGAAGGTATTGCTCTTAATGGGCATTGGTGTGTTTACGAATCATCCTAGTATTGCTTACACAGAAATTATGAAAAAAATGGCAGACCAACAAAAGCTGTATATTATAATCGCGTCGAGCGACTACATTTATGGAACAAACTATCAATTTTGCCACGGATATTTGAGCAAAGATTTGACATTAACTCAGGAAAAAATTATTCAGGCTCTTGGTAGAATAGGCAGAAACAATATTCAACAAGAATACTCAATTCGTTTTCGAGACGATGAACAAATACGCAAGTTGTTTTACACTGAAAAAGACAAGCCTGAAGTGCGAAATATGAATAAGCTGTTTTGTTCTTGTGTATAATTTGTTAGAAATATAATACAGCTATATCCATCAATTAACCAATACACAAAAAAAGAAATTTAGTTTATTTTTTTTTATGTATTAGTAGAAATAGCCTAAAAAATTGAAATGAAAAAAAGCTATTCAAATTTCCAGACAAACAATCAAAATATGACAGAAAAGTCAATTAACTCTGCGATTTGTTATGCTAAAACTCTAGTTGGTGTACCTTTCAGATGGTATGACCCCGATGTTGACGAGTTTATAGGAACAGACAAATTTTGGTGTGCAAATAATGACGCGCCATCAGCAAAAGAAATAATTAATAATAATGCTTCCATTTGTTGCGCAGGATTTCCGAATTTAATGAGACGCTTTCAAGGGCTTTCAATACCCGGATTGGATGGAAATATTCGTGGTAAATATAAAGAATTATATGCGAGTTTTCCTGGAGGAACAGGAGCGTGGTTTGCATATTTGTATCAAAATAAACGATTAAATAAATTTGATAGGAAAAAAAATTATCCTCGGGGTACATTGTTGATAGCTAGGTTCAAGGATAACAACAAAGACCAAGGTCATCTTGCAGTAGTGTATGACGATGTAAATGAAAACGAGACAATAAGACATCAACAAATTATACACTCGGTTCCCAATATTGACTACGTGGAACGACATAAATATAAGAATCACGGTTCTGTTGTTATTGAACCTTTTGTTGTATCAGATGACAAATTCAAATGGGATCGTTATAGTTATTATAAATGGATTTGTTTGCCTGAAGATTGGTTACTTGTAAATTAGTATTAACATTTTTAACTCTCAATACGGTAGTGTCTGCAAATAGCACATTGATTTATTTCTGCTTGGATACACCCATTGCAACAATCATTGCAGACGGGGTGACAGCAACCAAAATAAGTGGTGAGAATTGGATTAGTTTCTTGGCAAATCACGCAAATTGGTGGGTCTTCATCTTCAGTATTCGGTATTGGCACTGACTGTGATGAACGTCCTCTTTGCATCGCAGCTTCGAAAGTAAGTGGTGGAAATAATCTAATATAAAATGAAATGTGGTTTTGGTCATAGAATCTTTCCCTAATTGTTTGGTCTTCTATTGTAAGAGGTGAAGCTTCTTCCGCAGGAACGCCTCGCGGCATAATCTGTCCAGTTTCCACAAGTTCATATTCATTTTCTTCTAATCCAAATTTCTCATTAATTTTCTCTCGAATGTCTTGAACCATTTGCATAATCGATGAATTTCGAAAAAGTACAATGGTAAAGTTTATCGTTTGATAAGCAAACTTGAGATAAACATATACGGGCAATCCGCGTTCAAAATTATTATATTGATGATTTGTTACCATTGTCGATTAGTTTTTGTATATACTCTAAATATATCTAAACCTTCAATTTTTTTTGTTTTAGATATATTTCAATTTTATTATCCGCCACGAAGTCGTAAAACTAAGTGAAGAGTTGATTCTTTTTGAATATTATAATCCGAAAGTGTTCTCCCGTCTTCTAACTGTTTTCCGGCAAAAATAAGTCGCTGCTGGTCAGGTGGAATACCCTCCTTATCATTTATTTTTTGTTTGATATTTTCGATGGAATCTGCTGGTTCAACATCAAGTGTGATAGTTTTTCCGGTAAGGGTTTTTACAAAGATTTGCATATATTATAAGGGTTGATAATAAGACTTTTCTAAGTCGAAATAATTAAAATATCTTGTATGTATTCATAGCAGTTCAGATAGCCCCTCGTCAAAATCTGTTTTTATTTCCCAACCGAGTTGTTTCAATTTGTCGTTGCTAATGTAATAACGTTTATCATTAAAAGGTCTATCTTCGATGTAAGTTGTCCATTCGTCAAACCGGTCGGTGTTTTTAATCTTCTTTATTAATTTATTCGCAATTTCTTGGACAGTATATTCGTGATGATCGTCGCTGCCAATGTTATAGATTTCTCCGACTACGCCTTTTTCTAGAACACATTCTAATGCGGTGCAAACGTCATTTACGTGAAGAAATGCGCGAACATTTGTGCCGTCACCTTGAATTGTAACTGGTTTGTTCTCTTTCAATAATTTGATAAAACGAGGAATTAATTTTTCAGGGTATTGATTTGGCCCATATACATTATTGCCGCGTGTAATAATAATCGGCATTTTAAAAGAAAAATAATATGATTTAGCAATCAGTTCCGCTGCGGCTTTTGTAGCAGCGTAAGGATTTGTTGGACACAAGACAGAATTCTCATTTTTCTTCGACTCTGTATCTTCCAACATTGATTCTCCGTAGACCTCATCAGTGGAGATGTGAATAAATTTTTGGATTTTGCCATATTTTTTTGCGGCTTCCAGCAAAGTGTGTGTTCCTAAAACATTGTCATTCGTGTATTGGAGAGAATCATCGAAAGAATTTTGCACGTGAGATTGTGCGGCAAAATGAATGATAGTGTCTATTTTGCTTGTATTTAATATGTGCGTTGTTAAATCCATTGAACAAAGATTGCCTTGGACTAAAGTATATCTGTCGGATTCACGTATTTCCAAATCGATATTTTCTTTATCAGCACAATAATACATTGCGTCTAAATTAGTGATTTTAACAGTAGGGTTTTTGTGATAATAGTAATTTATAAAATTTGAGCCAATGAATCCGCAACCACCAGTTACCAGTAAGTTTTGCATTATAATATTCTTGTTGTAAAATAAATTGGTGTTTTAACTTATACTTATACTTATACCGATTTTATTTACTAGATGCAATATATATGAGAGATGAGATATACAAGTTTTCCAATCCCGCAGAGGCGCAGAGAAAGGCATATAAGTATTTAGGTAAGAAAAATGGAAAAATTTTTAGGAGCACGCGCAAGGAAAAAAAGTATATGGTGAAAGATCCGAAAACCGGAAAATGGGTTTATTTTGGTCAAATGGGATATGAAGATTACACCAAACACAAGAATAAAACGCGCAGAAAAAATTACTTGACCAGGTCAAGTGGAATGAAGGGACACTGGAAGAATAACAAATTTTCGGCGAATAATTTGGCGATGCACGTGTTGTGGTAAAAATATAATAAACAACCTAAACAATATCTTTGCATTTTTCTAACAGTAAATTGAAATATAAGTATCTTACCGGGTCAACCTCGTTTGAATACAAAACCGGTATATTATTTTTTATATTTCTTTTAATATTTTTTATAATATCTATAGTGATAGAATTTTCAATGTAGTATTTTTTTCTTCTGTTAATCAAAATTTGTAATATATCCCTAGGCGGTTTTTTTTGAGAAATGTGTTTAACAACTAAAATAATCTCATCAGGTGAAATTTTTCTTTTTGAAATATTTACTTGTTGTTGAGTTAAAGGCGTTCTGTCAAGTTTTTCTTCATTTCTGCATACAAGAATACCGTTTTTAATTCTAGTTACAGTGTGTCTAGGTAAATTCATTATTTTTTGTATGTCTATATTTTTATGACCAGATTTAATCATTTCTCTAACTTTATGTATTGTTTCATCTGAAACTCCATTTTTAGAATCGCGAATAGACGAAGACATCTTTTTTTTTTGTTCTTCCGTAAAAGTTTTGCCATAATTGTGGTTTCCTTCTCCTTTCATTTTTTCTGATTTTTCTTTGTAAAATTGTTGCATTTTTATTTGGCTGCAGATTTTTTCTTTTAATTCTCTCAATTTTATAGTTTCTAAATATACATCTTTGCCTTTTTTGTTTTGATTCAATTCAACAAATTTTTCAATTTTATGTTTTTCTTCGTTGCAAATTTTATACATTTGTTCTTTTATTAATTGTTCGGTCGTTGTCAAAAAAGTTTCAAAAGCAACAATTTGATTGTACTTTACAACAACAAATGGTTTGACTAATTGAATAAAAGCTAAACACTCTTTTTTTTTATTGATTGAAAAACTAATATTATCATTTACCGTTCCATAATTTAAAAATTTTTGAATGGAGTGTAAAATTTCTGGATTATTCTTTTGAGATATAGTTATTTTAATTCTTCCGTTGGCTCCTATAAAAACACAACCTTCTGCATCAAATAACCCAGAAATATACTCACCATTTAATCTTGATAAATAGTTTTCGTCTAATTTGCATTTTTCATTAAATTTTGAACATAAATTACATAAGTTTTCTTTTTCATAAGTTTTGTCGTGTAAATTTGTTAATTTATTGAATTCATATAAACACTTGTATTGTTCTTCTTTAATTATAAAACAATCCCGCAAATATTCTAATAAAACTTGATATTCGTTGCTTCTTATCAATAAATTGTATTCGTTTCTTTTATTATTTTTATGAAAATATTCGTTATTTTCGTCCATCAAATTTTCAGTTTTGTTGTTTCTCTTAGTAGAAGATGTAATACTTCCTCCAAAATGATAACGAAGTATCTGTAAAATATTTGTTCTACATTGTGTTATCACAAATCCTGACTGAAAACCATCAATTATTTTTCTTATAAAAATACATCCATCACCATCTATAAATCCTGCAATATAAGAAGGGTGCGGCGCACTTATTTTGAATCTCGAGAGTTTTTCGCAATTGTCTTTTTCTATTGTGTCAGTCATTGTATATAGTATCATATACTCTATTTATTTAAGTTGTTTTTAACTTAAAATATAATTAATATATTTTTATGATTTTAGCAACTGTAAAATCTATCACATTCATATTATAATATAAATAATATGAATAAAGTTTATTTCAATTTATTTTACTATAATTTGTATTACAAAAATAAATGTATAACAAGTAACCGTGCGTTTAATTCGAGTAAGCACTTTTATTCCCAAAAGTTTCCAATTGGGGAGGACTGTATCTTAAGCCAACTCGGGTTGATTAGACCTTCATTGTTGACCCATATCCGTTCAGTCTCTGACACCCTACCATATCCTATCATAGCGGATTTAGGTAGTAGGTATGCGGGTTGCCCAATCTTTTTCATTATTACCTCACCCAAGTTCATTACTCTTGGCCACACAATCCTTTCGAAATTGTGTTTGGTAGAAAAAGCTCTAAGGGGTTTCCCGAACAACAAGATATGTTGCAATAGTCAATGTTTCAAATAACTATTACTAGCAGTTGGCCTGGGATAAAATTTGCGACGGCTCAAATGGTTTTCTACAGTAAGAGGTCGCTTTACTGTAGCATACTGCTTTTCGGCCCTGATTAGTCGAATTATAACAATTCGCAGGTTAAGGCCTCCCATTCCTGACATAATTCTTAGCCATTATGTCTCCACTAAGTTTCCCTAATGGATTGGACTGTATCTTAAGCCAGTTCTGGTTGATTAGACCATCATTACTGACCAACACCCGTTCAGTCTCTGACGCCCTACCATATCCTATCATAATGGATTTAGGTAGTAAGCATGCGGATTGCCCAATCCTTCTAACTATTACCGTACCGGAGTTAAATCTCCGCCACATAACCCTTTCGGAATTATGCTTGGTGTAGAAGGCTCTAAGGGGTTTCCCGAACAACAAGGTGTTTTGCAAAATTGAATGTAGTCAAAAACAGACAATTTCACTAGCTACTAGCATATTTTGTGAGTGCTTAACCATTTTTTCCAAAGACAAGAGCTCACATTGTCTTTGTAGGTAGCTTTTCAACGCACTAAGAATTTTTACGTTGTAGTTTGTTGCATAGACGCGAACTTTGGCGGTCTTGGTTCCCTCAACGGTGGCGTTGGAGAGTACAAGCTGTAAGGTTGCGTTGTCAATTCTGGAGAAGTTGCAGGTCCCTGAGGGTTGATGCTCTTCAGGTCTCAAAGCAAATGAGTAAACGTTAATTCCCTCATCAGGGTTTCTGGTGTGGCTTTGGTAAGGTTGCACCCAAGAGAAGTAGGAACCTTCACGCTCCGAGAAGCGGTCTTGGCCGTTAAGTTGAAGCTTAGCGACGACAACAGGGTTCTGTCCCCAACAGTGCATATCAAGTGAGGTCTCAGTAAGAACGAATGTTCCGGCGTCAGACACAGTGGAACCGATCCCAGGAGGAACACCAGCACCGTTGTTGCTAACAGTGTAAGGGTTTCCGTAGTTGTAAACGGTGTTCTGAAGACCAGTTAATTGACCTTGGTTTGCAACGCCAACGGATGCAAGGGCGGCGGCAAGATTCTGGTTAGGGTTGACACCAACGGCACCTCCAAGGTTAGGCTCAGAGTAGACGTCGTTAGGTCCGTGCCAGTATCCAGTGAATCCACCCGGAACATAGGCGTCATCGGCACCAGCGTCTTCGAAAAGACCGCGGGCATCAATGTAGTTTCCGGCACTAACTTCAGCTGGTCCACCGAAAGCGTGGATAGCATTAGGAAGGGCATCGATGGCATCAGTGTAGTTGAAAGGCTGAGCACCTAGAACCTTGAAAAGAAGTGCGTCGCAAAGAAGAGACGAACAGTAATCAACGTTCTGGTCAGGTTGGACAACCCAGATAAGCTCTTTCACTGGGTGGTTGAAGTTGAGCTTGATTTTGTTGGAAGAAGAACCGACAGACTCATCACCAGTGAATTGCAATTGGGTGATAAGGTATTCGTGAGGGTTCTGGGCAAAACGACGACGCTCGTCAGTGTCTAAGAAGACGTAGTCAACATAGAGAGAGGCGGCGACAAGAGATTGGTTATAAGCGATGGTGGCACTTACAGTTGAACCAACAGAAAGTTGTGTGGCGTTATTGCTTGTTCCAGCGGTGTTGCAGCTCAAAGATGTAACAGCCCATAAACATTCATCAATTGGGCGAAGATCAAGGTTGATTTTAACTTCGTGATACTGTACATCACGATTTACCCCACCTTTCGGTGTATTTTTGTGTAACAAGAGGGAGTAGACTATATCTTAAGCTATCATTGAGGTTGATTATACCTCTCAAACCCAAAACCATTTAGTCGTTGAACCTTCTCCATATCCTTATCATAACGGATTTAGGAGCTTGGCTGCGGATTATCCATTTCAAATGTATTTTTAACATTTTCACCTGTGGGATTTTTACCATACTTGAGTTTTATTCTCAACCACTTTAAACTTTCGTTTAAAGTTTGGTACCCTTCCACTTTTGTAAAAGTGGAGCAAAACTTAATAGTTTTGACTCTAACTTTTTTAAAAGTTGGAATTTTAACAGTTTTAGGAACTTCCCGCAATTTGGCTTTGTTGCAGTCAGTTGCATCTTTAGCAACTGGCCACTAGCACCCGAGGATTAAGATTGTAAAAATCATTGTGAGCCTCAAACATATTTTCCCTAAAACCTCTCACGTCAGTTTTAAGATGAGTGCTTTTCTGCCCTACAGTATTCAAGGCGATTAAAGGTAATGCAAGCCCTGGGTTCGTGCAAAACCAGAACTGAAGTGGAACATAAAGGGTTGTCTCAGGAAGAGCGTTACGAGGAGCGCAAACTTGGCGAGGAGCCAAAGAGTCGCAAGGTCCGTCAACGTCGGAGAAAGAAGGATCAGTGATGAAGGTAAGCTGTGTGGTGTTACCAATCATCTTGAAATATCCGCGTTGTTGCTCAGAGGTCATTGTAAGTTGGTTCCAGATGTGCATCCAGTCACCGTATTGACGGTCGATGCGCTGACCACCAATTTCGACTTCAACTTGGGCAATAAGTTGCTCGCCAGGGAAATCTAACCAACGAGCATAAACAGATTGAACACCAGAAGCTAAAGAAGTTGTATTTCCCATATATTGGTTGATCTCAGGAAGAGTAATCTGAAGATAAGTGCGGTATGCAAGATCACCATTTCTGCTGATGATGCAAGTAACGCGACGACCGAAATCGGCCTGTCCATTGAATGTTTGTTCAATAGATTCAATTGCAAAGTTTGTGTATCTGCGGTATGTTACTTTCCAAAAAGTAATTTGAGGGTTACCTGTACATTTCCTCTACCTTATCTTTCGATAAGGAGTAGACTATATCTTAAAAAGAATTTATTTTGCTTTCATTTCAGCAAGTTCTAACTTTAATAAAAATTCTTCCGAAAACCATTTAGTCGTTGAACCTTCTTCTTTAAACTTTTCTAATTTCTCCAATATAAAATTAATTTGATTCATATCAATGTTTTTTTTAGATGAATTATAATTTATTTTTACTGGCATTAGATTAGACCAGTTCCAACATTTTAATTTTTCATCATCATTTGTTAAATCAAATTTACACACAGGTATAATGTGGTCAATTGACCAATATAAACCATAGTTGTCCCAATTCATTTCTTCTGTGAAATTGTATTCAAACCATTCTCTCAAATATTGCACATTGCAACCGATATAACTCATAGTTGAATCATTCTTAACAAGAACTGTTCTTAAACGAGCTGCTATAGATTTTTTAAGTCTGTAATTAATGTTCGACTTTCTTTCATTTCTACACCATTCCGTTTTCATCTCTTTTAAAAAACACGGATAACAAGAAATACAAATCTTTTTTTTATAAAACTTTTTGAGTTTCGCAAAATCTTTTAAAACCTTTTCTTCGTTACATTTTTCACATTTAGCTAATAAGGTTTCAGATTTTTTCTTTCTAAGATTTTTTTTTCTTATTTTATCCATTTCATTAAAACATTTTTTACAAGTTCTTGAATTTTTTCGGTATTTTTCAATTGGTTTGATTATTTCGCATTTATTACATTTTTGTTCTATAGTCTCATTTTCCATTGTATATCTTGTGTGTGTATTTTTATATTGTTAACTTTTACTAAAGGTTTAAAGAAGCTTGGATGCTCATTGCCCATTTTGATTAAGTTACAAGATTTTGCGTAACAAAATAATCTCATCTTATTCATTTTTACTATACCCAAGTTTTTTCTCTTGGCCACAATTTTCTCACAAAAATTGTTTAGTAGAATAAGCTTTAGGGGTTTCAAGCAATTTGATTTTCTCACCGGGGTTTTTCAAATCAAATACATTACATTCAATTTCCCCGATTAACATCTGTGGTACTTTTTCACAAAAGAAAAGCATCCACATAAGGCTTTATGAATATCTTATTTTTTCGATATTCCCTGATGTTTTTCTACCCTACAGGTTTTTAAGGTATACATCCTGCGATGTTTCCCTAATATTTCTAAAAGGGGTAGAGTACACCTTAAGAGATTTCAGGTTTGACTAGAACCATCATAAATCCCCGATTGCCGTCTACTCGTTGAACCTTCATCTTATATCTATCTTTCCACATTTGCAAAGTTTATGAATTTCTTTAGGTTTCTTGTGGTTTCTTGAGACTTTTTTCTACTTTTCTCAAAAGTTGATATAAGATACTTGGCTGCGGATTATCCAATCTTCAGCGTTTTTACTATGCCGTCGGTCATTACCCTACGGTATTATTTCGTGTCACCACAAATAAGAAGTAGCTGAAGCTCTAAGGAAGTCCCCGCAATTTGACAATCTTGCAAAAATACTAAGTTGCAGTATATTCACTAGCGAGTTATATAATTGAGACGGGAGTTTTCTCAATTCGCATATTTACACTGTTTACCTATCATGGAGATATACGACCCACGATAGCAGCTCACTGTTGGCGCCCAGGATAGGTTAAGCGCCATAGGCTACGAGTTGCATTAATCCACCTCCCATGTTATATTATTGCTAAAGAAAAAAATTTTGGAAAATATAATTTAATTAAACTAAAATTTGAAATTATATTTTTTGTGTGCGCTCTACATAAATTAATTAATCAGCTTATTTATATCAAAATTCCCCTCCATAAACGTAAGCAAATAATTGTCGTGAAATATTTCCTTTTTTCCCTCGTGATTCTTCTTGAAAATGTAAGAATCATTCTGTTTCTTAATGCTCCATCCATCATTTATGGCATTAAATAAGAGCACCATTTTTTGAAATTTTATGGAATCTAATACAACGTCTTTGTTAGTTCCATCAGTATTTTTTATATTCATTTTGATTTCCATTAGTGTTGTTTATACTTTTTTGAGAAAAGTATAAGTAACTTTAAACCAACCAACAAATATATTTCCTTAAATTATCAATTAAATAAAATATGCAAAAATATAGTAATAAGTATGCCTTCGTTCAAGCCTAAAACTACTAAAAAAATTAAGGTAAATAAAAAAAGTTCTACCACTCTCGATGGTAAACACCGAGAATTCGTAAATGAGTTTAATAAAGATGAAAACGATAAAATACCTATGTTAAAACTTGAAAAAAAAGAATTACAAAAAAAATTAGAAGATGTGTCATTGTCAATTGAACAAATAATGGAATACAAGGACAGAATCGAAGAAATTAACGACACTGTAAAATCCCTTAAAAACAAAAAAATGGAGTATTTTCTCGATAATTCAAAATACATTTTTGACTATTTTGAAAATAAAAAGAACATCTCAAATGGCGTAATCGAAAACACGACAACGAATAAAAATAAGATATTAAATGCGTTTTTTAAAATCAAAACCGAAGGCGAAAATCCTGCAACGGCGTTCGAGTCTAAAAATAATAGCATTTTTTCGAAATACTTAAGTAATATTGACGAATCTTTCTTAGATATAAATGCTTTTGTCACTCCAACAGATATATGTCAAAGTTGTTTCAAAGGAGAGTTAATACCAATGGATGATGAAGGTGTGTTAATTTGTAATAACTGTTCTACGAATGTGCAATACTTGATTGAAAACGAAAAACCTTCTTACAAAGAGCCTCCAAAAGAGGTTTGCTTTTATGCTTACAAAAAAATCAATCATTTCAAAGAAATACTTGCGCAGTTTCAAGGGAAAGAAACAACGCAAATTCCTGTAGATGTTATCGAAAATCTGAAACAACAAATTAAAAAGGAGAGAATTAATATTAATAAATTAACCTACTATGAAACCAAAGGACTACTTAAAAAATTGGGATACAATAAATATTATGAACATATTAATTTTATCAAAGATAAGTTGGGTATAAAACCGCCTATTATATCTCAAGAATTAGAAGAAACTCTGTGCAACTTTTTTATGGAAATTCAATACCCTTATGCCAAATATTGCCCGGATTATCGTGTTAATTTTTTGCATTATTATTATGTTTTATACAAGCTATTTGAATTATTGGACGAAAAACACTATTTACCGGATATACCAATGTTGAAAGATCGTGAAAAATTGATAGAACAAGATACTATCTGGAAACCTATTTGTGAAGAATTGGATTGGGAATTTATTGCGACTATTTAGAGATGAATCTCTTTATGGTTTGAATTCTCTATCCGTTATTGGATTTTCTTTGTCCTGATTTGGGTTAAAATCTTGCGGCATTTCACCGCCTTTTTTATAACGTCGATTGTTTCGTCTTCGTTTTCGTTTTCCTCCTCCCGTTGTAACTTCGCCTTCAGTTTCGTCCATAGAAAAACTTGAAATGGATAGATTTGGATTTGATACAGATAAACCACTGTCAATTGTAGTATTTCCAGCGTCGGCAGAATCAGGAGTAGAAATATCTAATTCGTCGGTGTGCATTGTTCCAAGAGAGATATTGTGTTCGTCATTATCATCTTCCATAATTGCGCTCTCGTCCGCGTCAAATGGATCATTAACACCTCCTTTCATCTTTCGACGCATTTTTCTTGTTCTGCCTCTGCCTTTTCGAGTTTTTTGGCTCTTTTGGCTCTTTCGACTCATTCGATTCCTTCGACTTTTTCTACACTTTTTTGTTTTACACCCTTTTGGTTTTCTATTTGTCTTTTTAGAGCGCAGTTTTGTTCTCGTCATATAATAATATAACACAATATTATAACACAATATTCAGGAATGTCCACAGATACCTCAAAAAGTGAATAAATTGATTATGATAACATAAATTTCCTAACGTGTAAAAGATAAATTTGTAAAAGATAAATTGTTTATTATTTTAAATAGATTGAGAATAAATTAAAATAATAAAAGTATTATTTACCGGAGGGGTGCGGGGAACCGGGGTTCCCTGCTAACAATATTTGTCACGTTATATTATTTTATTATAAGTTTAATTGAATTTTAATTGAATTTTATATCTAGAGCCCGCCTGGGAAACCCACTAAATTTGCACCTATACCAAATCCGGCACCCGAACGTGCTGTCACCCCAATACTAGGAACATATGTATCTAAAATGCTGAAAGTAGCCGCAGCAGTCAACGCAATTAATGCGATTTCCTCTAAATTTAACGAGCGTTTAGGAATGGCGTAAGCGGCAATTGCAACCATAAGACCTTCAACAAGGTATTTGATGACTCTCTTAACAAGTTCTGCAATGTCAAACATTCTTATAATAAATAATAAGAAAAAAATATATTATGCGATAAAAACTTAAAATAAAAATGCCAATAAAATAAAATGAGCAACTCTAAAGAAACCGACTCGGTCTATGAAAAAAGAGTGAATTCTAATGGAACTTTGAACCCAAAGTATGTTGATTTATTAGAGGAGGATAAACCGATTGCTGGTCAAAAGTTTGCGTGCATTTCATTCGTTTCCCCAGAAAAAATTTTAAAACAAAAAGATGTTTTTTTCTTCCAAGAATTCCTAAAGAAGTGGGATTTTTCAAAGAGTATGGAAAAATTCGTCCAGTTCCTCAACTTCTTGAGTTATAAATATAAACTCACATTTGAAGATATTACAAAGGATTTCCAAGAATTTGTTAAAGAAGAACACGAAAATTTATTGAATTCTAGTTTAGAGGACGATTACAAAACATTTTTGGATCAAAATGAAGAAGAATTAGAAAATTCTTTCAATGTGAAATACAATTTTCAAACTTCTACGCGTGGATTAAAGATTCGCGGAGTCTATCCCACGCTTGAAGAAGCAGAATTGAGATGCAAAATGTTGCGAGAAATCGATCCAAATCACGACGTTTTCGTTGGTCCTATTGGATTATGGATGCCGTGGGATCCAGAAGCTTATAAAACAGGACGCGTTGAATATATGGAAGACGAATTGAACCAACTTATGCACGAGAAAACCAAGAATGAGTCGTTTGCCAAGTCAGCGTTTGAACAACGCGTGAAAGAAACAAAGAAAAAGGCGATTGATGAAAATATTAAAATTGCCGAAAAGACTGGTGCTACTTTAACACAGAATATCGATGAAGAAGGTAACTTGGTTGGTGTCAATAATATGAATACTCAAGAGAAGGGACTACTAGACCAAGGTGAAATTTCCGTTGCAAATATTCGCAATGAACTTTTCGAGGGAGAAAACATTGTGACTGGTAAAACAGACAATGGTCAAAGCGAGTTGATTAGCGGCCCTTTCGCAAACAAGTAAATATAGCAGGGAACCCAGGTTCCCCGCACCCCTCCGGTAAATAACTCTTTTTATATTTTATTTTATTCTCAATACATTTGAAATAATAAAATAAATTATCTTTTCACACGTTAGGAAATTTATGTTATCATAATTAATTTATCCACTTTTTGGGGCACTGGTGGACATAGCTAAAATAAAATTAATAATAAATTATATATATGGTAAAATATATGACAAAAAGTAAAAATATTGATAGTAAAACAACACATACAAATAGAAGAATCGTAAAAAAAATAAAAACTCGGAAAAATCGTGATAAAGATAATGTAATTCATAAATTATTACCTATCAAACCAAATTACGAGGAAAAGACTCTGTGTTGTGCTATTCGTTTTTACGACAATTTCGATGAAATGATAAAACAATTCCAGAAAGCGAAAAAATACATTGAATCTATACACGTTTCTTGTAAGCCAAACAAAGAGGTAATGCGCAGTGATTCAAATGCAGCATTGTACACCGAAAAGTTTTTAAAATTATATCCTGATAATAAATTCGCGAAAAGTTTATTAGAAACAAAAAACAAAGAAATAGGAACAAATATAGGATTCTCAAGAAATGATGCTAAAAATTTATCAAAGTGGGTTTTGAATCCGCAAATAAAAACCAAAATTGTTATTTTCGATTGGGATGGAACTCTTTCTATAATCGAAGGTGTTGTCTTACCACCCACGAGAGAAACAACTACAGAAATGCTGAAACGTGGAATTACGTATAAAGAAATTGCGGAATATTACGCCGGAACAAAAGAACGTTTAACGGGTTTTCAAAATATGTTTAATTTCTTGGAACAAAAAGGTGTAGAGGTTTTTATTTTAACAAACAATCCTGTTGCGGCTTGTGATTGGAAAAAACTGAAAGACCCTGGAATTGGCGATTTCTCTCGGCACAATTTTTATATGGTTGCGAAACAATTTATTCCTCAAATCAAACTTGCAAATATTTTATGTGGATACGAAACTAATGGTTTCAAACCCGACACTTTTAACAACAATAAATATTTGAGAGAAATGTACGCCAGAATAGAACATTGGCACTATACAAATGACGCTTCGTCTGTTTAATTATTGTTTTACCATTTTGCCTTTTTCACGCTAATTTTCGGACCTTGTCCGCGTTTTTTCGTATTATTTGGGTCATATTTTTCATCTTCTTCATCGGAGTTAATGTCTTTACTTAATTCCCAGAATTCTTTTGAACCCAATTTGAAATCATTATGTGAATCGGCTTTATACCAGAATACTTGTTCGTGTAATTTATTTGATTTGGCATTATTGTTTATTACCAAACACTCATAATTTTCGGTGCATTGATCCATCACCTGACAAAAAGACTCGAACGTGGGAAACATACCCGCATAATTCTCATAAATGCGCTTTCTATTTGCGATATAAGGTTCTCTCAAAATAAAAACATAATCTATATTGGTTCTCAGTGTGGGCGGAATGCCCAAAGGATATTGCATTGTGATGATTAACATTATTTTCCAATGACGCCCGTTCATAAAGAGAAGTTTCATCATTTTATCGCGAGCCCAAGTAGCGTCATAAAGACAATCATCCAAAATAACGAATGCACGTGGGTCAATTGTGCTGCGTTTAAATGTCTCCATTTCTTTTTTGATTTGTTTCAAGACAGACTTTTGTCGTTTCAATATATTTTCAATGATTGCAGTATTGTATTCATTGTGAATAAATAACTTGGGCACCAGTTTACCGTAAAATCCGTTTCCCTCTTCTGTTCCAGCAATAACAACGCCAATCGGAATATCTTGATGATAAAAAAGTAAATCTCTTACAAGAAAGGATTTGCCGGTATCACGACGCCCGATTAAAACGACAACGGGACCCTTGGATTCATTCGGCTTAAAACTAATTGTTTTCATATCAAATTTTCTAAGTTCTAGAGTCATTATTTATTACTTTAGAAAATTAGAACAAATAAAATTACGCATACCAAACTTTTTTAGATTTAGTGAGTTAAATTTATATATAATTTATATATTATTTAGCTAATGACAAGTAATATGATAAATTACGAAAAACGCAAGAACACCGAACTTTTTAAAATTTTTAAAGAGAATCCTGAATTGTCCTTTTCAGCCATACAAAATTACGCACCTATTTATAGCAAGTTTTTTTCGCTAACACCAAACAATTACAATTCTATCAATTTGAACAACAAATATTACATTTATAGCATAAATACTAACGCAGAAAATGAATACAATTATCAAGATTGTTTCATAAAAAATTTGGAAAACGACAAGGTTTTAGAGAAACCCGTGTTTTTCAAATTCGCACCTTTAATCGACCCCTTCAAATTTTTGATTGGTAAATACAATGTTAACGATGAGTCGTTGTATACGCTACCCAAATTGAATAACACAATTTCCGATGTTCATCCTAAATTATTAGACGAAAATAATGCATCTTACGTCGACTCTTTCTTCTCTTTTTTATCGAGCAAATTAATTCACAACTACAAATTTATCAACGGTGTAGATTTTTACGGTTCTTATATAGGCATAAAAAATAATTTCAAAATGGATGTAATAGACGACATTGATTATTTGTCACAGTCAGATTTTTTCAACAAGAATAAAAACGTAGCTTTTCAAGTAGAGGACTACAGCTTTTTGTTAAGCAACCCTGAAAAGCCAACTCTAGCTCCTATTAAAATTCACAATCAAAGCAACAAATCCCTCATTTCGGTTCAATCGATAAACGAAAATTTATACGAAGATTTATTTGTTGAAACTGAATCAACTGAAAAAAAGGCACTGGCCGAAAAGGGTGAACCAAAAGAATTGACGGAACAAAATTTATACGAGCACACACTTCTTGATATTACAAATTCCGAGGAACTTTCACCAAAATCGATAAACAAAACAACAACTATAAAATCCGGCTCAACGTGTTCATCTCGAACTTCTCATACAAACGAGGATGATGAACAAGAAGAAGATGAAAAAAAACATAGTGATTCTAATGAAGACAGTTCAGCCGAGTGGAATTCCGACAATTCTAGTGAAAGTAGTGAAGAACAAAGTGTTGAAGTTGTTATACCTAGATTCCCTGTAAATGTAATCTGTATGGAATGCTGTGACAATACATTTGACGATTTAATCGCCGATGAAGATTTGACTCAAGAAGAATGGTTTTCTGCTTTTATGCAAATTATTATGATTTTAATCACTTATCAAAAATGCTTTTCATTCACACACAATGATTTGCACACGAATAATGTTATGTATGTAGAAACAGATAAACAATTTATTTATTACTGTTATAACAAACAATATTACAAGGTTCCAACATTTGGTAGATTATTCAAGATTATCGATTTTGGAAGAAGCATATACAAATTTGATGGTAAACTTTTTTGCAGTGATAGCTTTCAACCAGGTTCAGACGCAGCAACTCAATACAATTCGGAACCATATTTCAACGAAAATAAACCCAGATTAGAACCAAATTATAGTTTTGATTTGTGTAGATTAGCGTGTTCTATTTTCGATTACGTGATCGAAGATTTGGACGACGTCGCTGATTTAACAAAATGCTCACCAGTTGTTAGATTAATATACGAATGGTGTTCAGACGACAACGGTGTGAATATTCTTTATAAGAACAACGGAATGGAGAGATACCCCGATTTTAAATTGTATAAAATGATAGCTCGATGTGTTCATAATCACACGCCACAAGCTCAATTGGAACGAGATGAATTCAAAACTTTCCAAGTGTCGAAAAAGGATATTTCAAAAAGCGCCATTGAGAAAATAATAAATATTGATAATATGCCAAATTTAGCGGTTACTTGTGAAAATAAAAAAATAAACTAATATTATTAATAAAAAATGTCGTATGGATTTATCATTGCACGACACGTCAATTCAGAAACAACTAACTTATATTGGAATCATTGTATTCAATGTATTAGACGATTTTATTCACCAGAAAAATATAAGATTGTAGTAATCGATGATAACAGTAATGTAGAATTTTTGAAAGAAGAATATGAATATAAAAATGTTGAATATATTCAATCTGAGTTCCCAGGTAGAGGTGAATTGCTTCCTTATTATTATTTTTATAAAAATCATTTTTTTGACAATGCTGTAATTATTCACGATAGCGTATTTTTCCACAAAAAAATAAAGTTTTCAAAGTTGATGGTTCCAGTTATTCCGCTGTGGCATTTTACAGAAGAAAAACCGGAAAATTTGCCCAATATAATTCGTCTTGTTAACCATTTAAAAAACAATTATCGAATACAGCAAAATATTGTAGGAACGGACAAATATCAGATTCTTTCTCTCAAAAATGGGGGATGGAATGGTTGTTTTGGAGTGCAAAGTTACATAAATTACAACTTCTTGTGCACTTTGCAAAATAAATATAATATATTCAACCTTTTGAATGTAGTTAAAAATAGAAGTGACAGATGTTGTTTGGAGAGAATATTTGGTTCGTTGTTTTATAATGAATTTGTCGAATTGGTTAAAATAAATTCTTTGTTGGGAAACATTGGGAATTATTGTCCTTGGGGATATTCATGGGAAAAATATTTTAAAGATATACAAACAAATAAGAAGGCAAATAATGTTGTCGTTAAAGTTTGGACTGGTAGATAATTATTTATTGTCGTACAAAAAGACAATAAATAAAAATGAATAAATTAGCTATCTCCATCAGTGCTCCAAAAAGCGAATAAATTAATTATAATAACATAAATTTCCTAACGTGTGAAAAGATAATTTATTTTATTATTTTCACACATTAGGAAATAGATTGAGAATAAAATAATTATTTACCGGAGGGGTGCTTTGCGGAGCTATAGGAACCGGGGTTCCCTGCTAATCTAAAAACCTGGATTATCAGTAAAAACCGCAGGGGCTGTTACAGCGGCTTCGCCGCCTTCCTGTATTACCGGCTTCAGTTGTTCGATTACGAAATTTCCGGCTATTACACTAAAATAAACTAATAAAGAATCGCGTATCAAAAATTTTAACGGTTTACTCTCTTTGTCCACAAATCTCATTTCTATGAATTTCACAATGAAAAATACAACTGATATTATTGCCGCAACTATAAATATATTTTGCATCTATTTTACATTGGCAATTTCTTATTATTTTTTTTACGCACTTAGGCTAAAACTTCAATGTCGTCTAATAATAAATCATCCGTTAAATTCATTGGTGCCGGGTCTAAATTGTGAACGTCGAGAGAATCTAAATTTACGTGGTCTTGAATTCTTAATCGAACGTTTTCAGATTCCGTTTCATCATCTTCTGAATCGTATGCGACTTTACGAACGGTTTCTTCAAAGTTGTCGCTATTACTAAATGTAACTTGGGTTTGTTGACTAGTATCCTCTGGCAATTCTGGAAAATCAGGAATTTCTGGAATATAAGATTGCTGTTGCGTTTCAATTATTTTTTCATTTTCTGACTCTAAAGATGGTTGCTCACTAATAATGTGAGGTTTCTCTTTTTCTTTCTCTTTTTCTTTTTCTTCAGCATATTCTTTGGCTTCTTCTTTTGGTATTTCTACAACTTCTTCTTTGATTTCTTCAGTTACATATTCCTCGACAGTTTCATCCATATAAGCGCGTAGAATAGTCTCAACGGGAATGCTTTCTCTCACTGTATTCAAAATACATTCTTGAATAATAATTTCTAATTCTCGTTGATTTTTTTGCGTTTGTAAAGGAGGTATGTTCCTTTCAAATAGATACACAGTTTTATAAATTTTCCTTGCGACGTTGATGTAAATTTTATGAACAAAGTCGTCCAATTTGGGAATGGTAATATCGATTTTCTTCTGTTTTTGACCAACTCGTATAGCAGTTAATAATTTCAGTTGAATAATGTGCACACAAGTTACTAAATCTTCTAAATAGCCGCATCCACTTCTCTCAATGATTCTATTTTTTTCGGTTTCAATTATGTTTGCGTTCCATTTTGGAATACGACTAATGAAATTTTGAAAAGTCATTAAATATTTGTCCATTTCATTATTTGATTTGCATAAAAGAACTGCTTCTTCGAATATTGATTTTAATCCTTCTACAACCAATGGCGTTAAAATTGTTAGCAATCGAGAACCCCATTCATTTTTTGATTCATGTAAACTCGATACGTTAAAATCGTCCATTTTACATGAATGTAATATTTTCTAAACTGAAATCTAAACTCACAAACAAAAAATTCAAAATAAATAAAATCAACAATTTGTCATTTCTAAATTCTTTTTTAACTTTGTTGAACGCAAATAATAGCTCATACCTTTTCTCATTTGTCAAATTCAAAAATTTGTTGCTACTTGAGCCACTTGTTTCCAAGAGTTGAATTACATCCAATCCACTGTATCCTTTTTCGTATAACTTCCCAGACAAGGTTATTAAATTACAAGCCGCAAAATTTTCTTTCTCTTTTTCTTTTTCTTTTTCTTTTTCTTTTTCTTTTTCTTTTTCCAAAAAAACTTTTTGCAACTCTTTTTTCAACCACTCCATCCTCGTTTTTTTAAAATCTTTCAATTTAAATGTCTCATTCAAATTATATTTATACAAGTTTATTGGAACCCCGTTGTGCATTGGTTCTGGAATGTATATTTCGCAAAAACGCGATAAGATTGGTTTCAATAGTTTGTATTTATCCTCCACTATTATAAAAAACCGCGTAGTGTGACTAAATAGTTCAATGCATCTACGCAGTGCAGATTGCGCATCTATTGTTAGCTTATCAGCATTTAATAAAACAATGCTTTTAAAAATATCACCTCCGTTTGAATGAATATTCGTCTTGGCGAAAAACTTCAGTTCCTCGCGTATAAATTTTATACCTTTTCCGTGTGCACAATTTACATACATAACAAATGTTTTTATCATTTCTTTGTTCTCATTATAAATAATATTTATGAAATCGTTTACGATTGTTCGTTTTCCTGACCCCGAAGAGCCGTGAAATATTATATTCGGTATTTTCTTCGCTTCGTGAAAGTATTTTAGCTTCTCCATAATATTTTCGTGAATTTTCAATGGCATATCAATTTAACTAAATTATTACTATAATACTGCGTTTATATTTATATTGAATTTATGTTAATAACATTGATTTTTAAACTCAAGCTCAAAATTTCTGTATATAATATTTTGGCTTCAATATATTATATAAAAATGCAAAACAACTACAATTATTATACTATGTTAATAACATCAGCTACTATTATCAATATTGTGCGTTACATTCCGCAATACTGGTCAGTTTACAAAAGCAAAAATTACAATTACTATGCTCTGGCTCCCCAAATTCTTCTTCTAATTTCAACAGGTTGTTTAGTAACTTATTCTGTAGGTATAAATGACGACCAGTTAATTATTTTTAATTCTTCTATTATTTTTCTTGCAGCTATTGAATTGTTGCAAAAATTATACTATGCTAGTTATAATAAGTTCAGTAGAATTCCTCATAAAAGATTTTTAAAAAAAAATTTGAAAAATAATACAAAAAAATACTTGAAAATTCGTATGAACGACGAAGAACTTGTTTATATTATAATCGATAACGAAGAAATTATATGCGACTATGGAGATAATTTTTTATCCATTGATTATGGCGATCTTACAGAAACAAATACCGAAAATAGCGATGAAAAAGAAAACGGTGAAAACGGTAAATTCGATAAACTAAAAGAATTCGACCCGTGAAATTTTTATTAAAAATTCACCCAACTTTGCAACGATTGCGCATAAGGATTAGACCTAAACGCATCAAGTAATTCAGGCTGGATTCTTTGAACACCGATTTTATCTTCATCGTATTGTTGTTTTCCGCGAATCTGGCCATATTGCGCTTTCCCAGCGGGCAATTGAGAGACAGTCGACGCATTCGGCACCCACATTCTAGGATTGTTACGGTCAGAATCTATGCGCGCCACATTCACATTCATTTGCTGGTTATAAATTTGCGTTCCTCCTTGAGGTGTATAACTTACTTGCGTTTGTTCCAACCTATCATTGTTATGTTGTCTATAAGCCGCGTCTACAATTACCTCTCCTTGTCTAGCGGCACCGTTTCCTCCAACGCTTCCCACGTATCCACACGTAGTTGTGTCACGTTGATTCGCAATCGCTTGTTGATTATGTAAAACATACCCCACACTTGCCTGGTTTCCAATGTAAGAATCAGGACTATATAATGTTGTTTCTTTTATCGTTGTCGCAGGTGCATCTCCAGGATTCAATACATAGTTCTGCTTGACGTTTGTTCCAGCATCTCCGTAAATGCGAATATTTGAACCATATTCTTCTTTTCTAGTGGGTCGAAACGCGTCCATAAGCGGCGCAATAACCGCGCCAATCGCTCCAGTGAAAGAACTGCGATACGTGTCGGGTTGTCTTGTTGTAGATCGATTATTTTCGTAACCAGTGTGGCTTCGAATAAAATTGTCTCCGTCTTCACTGGGACCACGTCCCGCGGCAGCTGATGCAGGCACGTCCGTAACATCTAACTCGGCTCTCTTTGGAGCAGTATAAGCACTAGGAACATAACTCGCGTTTTTATCTCCGCCTGCAACACCACCATACTCTTTTGTTGTGCTATTACGAGTAGTAGAATGCACTTCTTGAATAGGCCGCAATGCTTGTCCCTTTTCTTGACCAGTAGTGGTTAACCAACGGTCTTGCGTATTAATAAAAAAAGTATCTGGATGATATTTCTCAACTTTCCCCAAAATACCCACATTTTGAACGTGTGAATAAGATGGACCTTGATGATTCTCGAGAGAATACTCCAATTTAGGATTTGTTGAAACACGCAATTCATCCACTGTCTTTGGCAACCACGCATCTCGCGCTTCCATACCCGAATTATAACCATTACTGCCTTTTGTGGTATATCCCTGATCTAAACCGGGACCAACGTACTCTGATTCAAATGGTTTAACATTGCTATTTTTCATACCAGGGTTCACTCTTGATTGAAAAAAATCGCTCATATTCGGCGTTCCATTTGCCCATTGCATATTTTCTTGAGGCTTAAATAGCGGTGCCTGCTCTATTTTTTTTATTACTTGAGAACCAGTTCCCGACATATTATCTAAAATGGTTTCGGCCATATTTACACCATAGACTTGTCCTTTTATTTTCCCTCCATAAAACGGCACCATATTGTTGTGTTTGAATTCTTTGCTGTCTAAATAATTGCCTGTAAGCGAATAAATTTCTTGTATATTATTTCCCACTTTCTTTCCAGCATTTTCTTTTCTCTCATAATAATTTTGGTCAAAGTATTTGTCGGTTGCTGCGTTTGGATTGGGATAATTTTGGACTGTATCAACCAATTCGTTTAAATTCGAAACAGGATAATTTTGGGGTGGTATATTTGTGTTTGGTAAAACTTTTTTAGCCCCCATATTTGTAAAATCTTCTTGTATTCTTTTTATTCCTTTTTCTAATCTCGCTTTTTGAGCAGATGAACTATTTGATGGTGGTTGATTTGATATTACATACATTCCTCCTAATGCTATCATTGGTATGGCTATTTCCATTGGTATTATATATATAAAGTATTATAATTTTAGCATGGGAACCCCACTATATTTTAGAGCAAGATGCCGTTTGTGCGCACGTGTTTTGGCCTTTAAGAACATTTGTGGAAAGAGGTGTGTAATCATTTGATAAATTGCACGGCACTTTTGCTATAAAAGAATCCCTTTCTAAAAGCCGCGTATTCAAGTTATTTTGGAAAGACATACATGTGTTTTCTTGCGGATTCAATGGAGGATAATACCAATCCACTTGTTCCAAGTCTCTGGCAGTCCAAGCCGGCATTATTGTCCTTGACTGTTCAGTTGTTAGGTTGTTGCAAACAGGATATTGAATCGCGTTTGAATGGAAATCAAATCGCCGATATTCATCTTTTCCTAAACAGTCTTTGCTTAATGGTCTATTTACGCCGAGTAATTCACTTTCTAAATTGATAGAATTCGTTCTTAAATTTGCGCCCCATTTTTGCATAATTATTTGAGGATCGGCCATATAAGCCGGATATTCTCCGTTTCCTGGCGCGTTCATCATATATCTTCCAGGGTCAGTCATTTGCTGTAATTTTTTTGATATTCTACAAGGATCACTATTAAATCTCGTTTCCGCCATTTTATACTAGCATTATAAATTAAAAAATTGAATATAAAATTATTTATATGCATATAATACAACCAACACAATGACTTCTCTTTTGACAAAATTATTTCAATTTGTTATAATAATTAGCAAAAAATACAACATTGATGAATCTCACGGTTTGTCTCACAGTATGAATGTTTTAAATTTTGCTCACAATATTTACAACAGTCAATTACCTAAATCTCCAGAAATTAGATCACAAGATAAAATAATTTACGTTTCAGCTATACTCCACGATATGTGCGACAAAAAGTATCTCGACGAAGAAACTGGTATCAATGAAATTACCGGGTTTTTAAAAGAAACAGACAAGTTGTCCAATAAAGAAATTGCTGTAACGAAAAAAATTATTCAAACAATGTCTTATTCAACTATTAAAAAATACGGTTTCCCTGAATTGAAAAATTATCAAATGGCGTATCACATTGTTAGAGAAGCGGATTTGCTTACGGCGTACGATTTTGACCGTTGTCTAATATACGATATGTATAAAAAAGATGGCGACATTCAAAAAGCATTCGAACACGCAACCAATCTGTTTGAAACCCGAGTCTTTAAACACGAAGATGATGGACTATTAATAACTGACTATTCTAAAACACAACACAATATTCTAAAATTTACGGCACAACAACGTATAAACTCGTGGCGTTCTTTATTGAACAATAAAAAACTTCAATAATATATAATATATTAGCATTTGTAAAATACTTAAAACAAAGCTAGTATTCAACGTAATGAATATTACAATTACAGAGGTTGAACCTGAATCTACGTTATGCTTGAACATGATTGTTAAAAACGAAAGCAAGATAATAACTAGATTATTTGATTCAGTTCTTCCAATTATTGACTGTTTCTGTATTTGTGATACCGGTTCTACAGACAACACAAAAGAAGTTATTTCAGAATATTTTGAAAACAAGGGCATCCCAGGAAAAATAGTCGATGAACCTTTCGTAAATTTTGCACACAATCGCAATGTTGCATTACAACACTGTTTAGGTATGTCTGATTACGTATTGTTGTTAGACGCTGATATGGTTTTAGAAATAAAACCGGAGTTCAAAAAATCAATTTTATCATCATATGATTCTTTTTTGATATTGCAAGGAAGCGACGATTTTTATTATAACAATATGAGAATCGTAAAAAATAATTGTTTGTATTTATACATCGGTGTAACCCACGAATATATTTCAACGCCGCCAACAAATACATCATTCAATATTGAAAAAACGTCGCTGTTTATTCGCGATATTGGCGATGGGGGTGCGAAATCGGACAAATTTGAACGCGATATTCGCTTGCTCAGAAAAGGTATTGAAGAAAACCCGAATAGTGACCGTTATCATTTTTATTTGGCAAATAGCTATTACGATAGTGGAAAATTCGAGGAAGCTATACAAACATATAGAAAAAGGATTAAAATTGGTGGATGGGATCAAGAAGTGTGGTACAGTTATTATAGAATCGGATTGGCTTATAAAAACATTGGAAAAATCGAAGAAGCAATATTTGCTTGGTTAGACGGTTACAATTTTTTGCCGAATCGAATTGAAAATTTATACGAAATTATACAGCATTACCGAATAGTAAACAAGTGCAAAGTCGCCCATTCTTTTTATAAAATGGCCAAAGAATCGTTGGAGAAGGCTACTGACAAAGATAGTTATTTGTTCTTGAACAATGACGTGTACAGTTATAAATTGGAATATGAACTCTCTATCTTGTCATGTTATTTGGGAATCACAAATATAAATGAACAAGTGATTTCCATTTTCAATCATTGTAATGAACAACATATAATTGATAATACACTTTCGAATATGAAATTCTACAAGGATATTTTAAAACCATTAGTCATTCTGGATATGTCTACAACATTGAAGCACAAAATTGACGGAAAAGAGAGATATTTCAAATCGTCGTCTTCTAGTATAATACCTAATAATCTTGTAAAAGATGAAAAAAGAGGAGGATATTTAATGAATATGAGATTAGTTAATTACACAATTGACTCAAATGGCGCTTATCACGATTGTGATGATTATATTATTTCGATAAACAAATTTTTTGAGTTTACCAAAGATTTCAAGATTATTGAAGAAAAATTAATCAATTCGGTCTTTGACAACAGAAGATATATTGGCATTGAAGATGTTAGAATTTTCAAAAATGATTGCAACTCTTCCGGAAAAATGATGTTTATTGGAACGGGGCTACATCAAAACGGAAATATTGGTATTTGCACAGGTGATTATGATAAAAACAAGAATTATATGGAATCTATAGAAGTAAAATCTAGTTTTTCAAATTCGAATTGCGAGAAAAATTGGGTTTACGTGCTTTATGAAAATGCCGTTCATATAATATATCAATGGTCACCGCTGCATTTATGCAAATTGAATACATACACACACACATTAGAATCGGTTAAAAAAATCGAGGATGTGCCAAAGATTTTTAAATATATGCGCGGGTCGTCGAGCGGCTTATCGTATAATAACGAAATATGGTTTGTAACGCACATTGTATCTTATGAACAACCTCGTCATTATTATCACTTGGTTGTTGTTTTTGACAACTCAATGCGATTGCTGCGTTATTCTGCACCATTCAAATTTGAAGGTGAGTGTATTGAATATTGTATTGGATTAATTGTCGAAGATGACCGGGTTATTATTCCTTACAGTACGTGGGATAGAACCACAAAGATTGCGATTTACGACAAAAAATACATTGATTCACTTCTAAAATATTCGTAAAAGAATATAAAAATTCATATGTATTTACATTATAGATATGAATACAACAGAAGTAATGAAAAAACTTGAAAAAGATGGAGAGAAAAAATTGGAAAATTTACGTTTATCAGAAGAAAAACGTAGTTTAGAAGAAACCCAAAATGCTCTTATCAACATAATGAAAAAAGGTGGCGAAGAGTTCAAAAAACAAACAGGTAGAGAAATGACTTATTCAGAAATGAGAGAGATGTACGGATAAGGGAGCGGGAGCGGGAGCGGGGGGGGTGGTCGCGCTAGTAGAGAGTTACAAGCGTTTCATTGTGGTCACAAAAATATAGGTCAAATAATTTTTTATTTTCCAAGAAAACTAGATACCATATATTGACCTCCCACATAATAGTGTTCTTTTCAAAAATCGTTTCTATTGATTTTTCTTTAACTAGATTCGCAAATTCAATAAGCGCATTTATTGAACCACCAAAAACGCCACCAGCAAAATACCACGCAATTTCTCTATAAATATCTTTTTTGAAAGAATTCGCTGGAAGGCGAGGGTCTATAATTGAACCAATTCGCACATTTTTGTAATCTTTTTTTGCAATATTCAATATTTTCTTTTCAAATTCGATGTCACTGCAACGAAATACGTGGTTTATACCAAAATCTACCCAAACAAACTGCTCTGTTTTAAAATGATTTATTTCAATCGCCTTTCTCATAATTTCTGTTTTATTGCAAATCAAAAGCATATAATCCAGCGTGTCTTTTTCTTTAAAATCGGTAACTATATTAAAGTTTGTTATATTGTCTTTGTACATATATAAATAAATATCGTCTCGTCTAAATGGAATCAATTTCGTGTAATTTGCGTCGTATTCTATATAACCAATTATTGACTCATCGATAAAAACTATTTTCGGTGTTTTTATTTTCAATAACTTTTTTCCCAATTCAATATATTTTTCAGGGATTCTATCGGGGCGACTATTCGAATTAGCTAAAAAACACGATACGATTGTTGTCATGTTTCTATTTTAAAAATATAAATAAGTTGTTTATATTTTTATTTATTGAATATAATAACGTTAAGTGTAACTCAAGAATCGCAATATAAATCTCCCTGACCCGCCTGGCTGACCGGCATCCGAACCAGATAATGACGACGGAGTTGAACCTCCTGCACATCCTGTTCCAGGTGCACCGGCAGTAGTTAATACAACTCCATTGCTACTCGTTCCGGTATTTATTCCTCCGGCTAATCCAGGAAATGCGTAAGAACCATATTGATTCAAAATCGGCAGACCACCCGCTCCTCCGCCAAGCCCACCTCGATTTAAAGGATTCGTTAAACTCGAAACCGGATAGGCCGCACTCGTAAAATATACAAACAATTCCCCACCACCGTTTCCTCCATTATCAACCAATCCTTGCCCAGGATATTGTGAATTTACACCGTAATAACCAGCAGCACCAGCGCCCCCCGCACCACCACCACCTCCAGCATTTCCACTTCCGTCACAAGAACCACCAAAGTTTCCATACGACCAAACAACGGGTCCCGGATTATAACCTAGTGTAATGGGAGGAACATTTGAATTCACATAAGGTGCAATAGCAGTTCCGTAAGAAATAGAATAACCCGCCCCCGGTGGATTAACTGTCACAACCGAGCTAACACTCACTGAACACGCCGAACCTGCACCCGATGATGTCAATAAAGAACCGTTTAATATAGGATAAATACATTCGCCTGATATACCGTAAGCTGGTGTAACGTTGTCGTATAATACGCTGCCTACGCCTCCACCAGCTTCGAAAATTTTAATTGGACTGCCAGAATTATAGTTGCTAAATGTAGTAGAACCGCCATTAGACCCAGATGTGTTCTTTGCGCCTCCTGAGCCTCCAGCTCCTATAGTTATGGTATATGTTGCGCCCTGTTGAAGTTTAAAATTGTCTACTAGTAACACTTGTCCACCACTTGCTCCCCCATTGCCTGTTGGATAACCCGTATTAGCAGGCAATTTTTGTATATCGTTGTAACCTGAACCGCCTCCGCCTCCGCCTACTAAGAGCAAACTAACAATGCCATTAGAATATCCGAGCGAATTGACAGTAAAATAAATTGTTTGAGTTGTGTCATAAAAATCATAGTAAGTGTATTTAACATTGAATGCGTCATTAAACGAAGAAGTTGTATACGTTAACGGTGTAATTGAAGTAAGATGAACGCTAGATATATCAACTATACTTCTTCCATAACCATCCGTAACAATGGTATAATAAGAATTTGGATTTATGTTGTAATTATTCGCAATAGGATTTGAAGTGGGATATGGTGCCAACCCAACTTTAACATTCAAAGGATTAATTGTTGTTACTTGTATTCCCGTGGCTCCGGTTATTCCCATTACTGGTCCTGTAGCTCCAGTTGCGCCGGTTATTCCGGTCGCGCCAGTAGCGCCAGTTGCACCAGTTGCACCAGTACTTCCAGTCGCACCAGTATAAGAAGCCCCCGTGGGGCCGGTGCAGCCAGTTGCACCCGTTACGCCAGTTGCACCCGTGGCGCCAATCGAACCAGTTGAACCAGTATTTCCTGTTAAACCAGTTGCACCCGTTGAACCGGTTGGCCCAGGCGGTCCTGTGCTCCCTCTGCAACTTCTTCCCGTTGGTCCTGTTGAGCCAGTTAAAGATGGGCCAGTTGAACCTTGTGGTCCAATTTGACCCGGGGGTCCCTGAGATCCTTGTGGTCCTTGTTGACCTAAACCTTTTAATTGATAGCATCTCTGTGAACCTAAATATTGGGAATAACTCGACATAAATATATTATATTATATTGAAATAATATAATAATATGTAGATAGCGAACACAATTGTGATAAGCGATGTCTACCGATGCCCCAAAAAGTGGATAAATTAATTATGATAACATAAATTTTCTAACGTGTGAAAAGATAATTTATTTTATTATTTTGAATGGATTGAGAATAAAATAAAATAATAAAAGTATTATT